TCGGATGTACTTCTGCTTTCTAATCCGTTAGCTGTAAATCGAGCATACTCATCGTCTGCAACTGAAGCACTATCTATTTTAACTGCATTGGTGTTACTAATTCCAAATGTTAAAGATGCTTGTCCACCAATGTCACTTAATACTTCACTTGCAGAACGACCTTCAACAGTTGTTCCATCAACTCGTAAGAAATCATCGTCAACAACTCCACTTGTAAATTTTGGAATGTTAGTGTTTGATATTCCAGTATCCAATATTGCAGCTGTTCCAAGTCCAGCTAAATTATCACTTGCATCTTTAAATACTGCCTTATCAGCAGGATATGTAACAAATATATCTTTAGTGACTCCTTGCCAATCTACAGCACTATTTGAATTACTACTTTTAAGTATAGTGGTACGAGCAAGAGTTGTTCCTGATGCTGTGTACGTTCCTAAACCAATTTCAAAACTACTACCATCTGTACAAGTATAATATGTTGTATTTCCGTTACCAATCCCATCCCCAAAAGATTGAAATCCAGTAACAGCACCTGCAAGAGTATACGTTCCTGTTCCACTCGTTGTAGTTGTTTCTTTTACTCTATCAGCTAAAACTAAAGCCATTCATTACCTACTTGGATCATAGTGTTCCTCAACAAACAAGGAAACATGTAAATCATTTGCAGCACTTGCTTGTGCTTTAAATATATCTCCTGCTTCAACAACTATATTTGCTTGTTCAAAGCGTAAAAATGTATCTTGTGCTACAGCTTTAGTTGAAGCCAAACTAAAAGTAGCACTTGCAGAAGTATCTGTAATTTGTAAAGTAATGTCAGCACTTGCTGATCCATCTACATTACAAACTATAATTTCTTTTATAATACCAACAACGTTACTAGGACACGTATAAACAGAAGTTAAGTTTGTATCTCCTAAAGCTACAAAAACATTCCTAAATCGTTTTGGTTTTTCTATCATATTTTAATTTTTTTAATGTTTTAAATATATCTTTAAAACTTTTTTTAATCTCAACTTTTTGTTGTTCATCTTTTGCTTTTTTTATAGCAAATTCTTGAGCATCTTTACAAAACTGTTCCATATTTTAGTATACATATAATCACCTACTTTGTAAACTGTTCTTTTATGCTGCGTACAACGTTCTTTAAGTTAAACGGTTTTTCATTGGGTCTGTATGGACATTGATATTGTCTAGGACATTCTCCTGCATCATATGGAACGTATTCCCTGTATTGTGTGTTGTTTGCCCCAACAAATACACATACTCTTTGATCATTTCCTAATATCTGACTTGCTAGTCTACAAGTCGTCATTTTTACGGATGTACTATCATCTTCTTTTGCTGAAGCAGTTGAAAATAATAATAGCAATAAAATTAAACTGATGTACTTATTAGCCATATCATCCACCCTACAGCACTTAAACCAATAAGAGTTGCTATGCCCATAATAGTATAATCTCTTATCATTCTATTCTGTTCTTCTTTTTTGTATATAGCTTCTTGTCTAGCTTTGCGTATTCTACCTTCTTCTTTTAATAAATCATCCCAAGCTTGCAACCCATAGTTACCAATTAAAAAGTTTCGTAATTCTTCTCTTTGCTTTTCAAGTTTTTTACGGCTACTATAAGATTCTATTGCAACTTGTTCAATCGAACCATTAAATAACTTATCAAACGTTGAAGGATTATTTGCATTTTTGTGAATATTGTCTACATCACTAACTGCAGACATCCACGTAGATAACTGTGAACCTAAATCTTCAATTTCTTTACCCATCATAATGGCTTTTTTTATGCCATTGTATGCCACTGTTGCCCCTGAGACAGCCGCAGATAATGTGATAGGGTCAATCATGTTTGTATCCTTTAAATTTATTGTCTCTTGGTTTAAAAAATTGAGACAAAGCTAATTTATGTCTCTCCCTGTTCTTTTGTTTAATAAGTTCTACTTTTGTAAAGCTACAGCTTTCATTCGGCTTATTAGTCTGTCTGCCCTGTTTGTTACTTGTTTGTACCATCTGCTCTGCTTCATTTGAACTGCGGCTTCGATATGATCCCTATCTTTTATAGCCTGTATCATTAACTTAAATTTGCAAAATCTTGGATAACCTAAATTAAACATCATATTGCAACATATTAATTTAAGCTCTTCATTCATAGAGTTCCAATCGTCAAATACTTTTCTGCAATCATTTATAGTCGTTTGTACATCTTGTTGAAAGCACTCATCAACTCTTGCCTTGCTGATGGGCGTTCCCATTGCCATTTGATGCTCTGGATCACTCTCTTTAACCAAGTGCCCAATACCAAAAGTGGGTAAACCAAGGTGATCCAAGTAAATTTCATATTTGCAACCCTCATCAATTTCTAATTCTGTTTGTAATCTATCTATAAATAATTCCATTATTTTCTTCCACTAATTGCACTAAAACCAAAATATGCCCCTACTAAGCCACACATACTTATATATTGTGTCATGAGGATACTCTCTGCTTCTGATAGTCTGTCTGGGAAAGCTAAAGTCAGTATAGTTGTAATACCCATAAGTATAATTAAAACCCAAGCCATTCTCCTTTTATTTGTTTGATATACTTCTTTATTAGGAATTAAATCATTATTACATTTACAATTTTCGTTTCCACATTCACATGTCATTAATCACTCTCCTGATACAAATTATTAAATGTAGTATGTGGATCTAAATAACTCTCGTGTTGTTCAGCAGAGTGTGTCCATTGTG